AGTAAGAAATGATGGAAATATATGGGGAATATTTCACTCACATCCTGGTGATGAAAATCCTATCCCTAGTAAAGAAGATAAAGTTAGTGCTGCTTTTCAAGAATATACATTTTTAGTAGGGTTTAGTAATAAATTTTATACATACTGGTTAGACCAAGACCTAGACGCACTCATATTTGATGAGTTTAAGGAAGAACATCTTGTTAATAAATCTTAAAATACATTCAGCATATAATAATTTTTTTGAAGAAACCATCTACTCATTTGACGCTACAGTAGTTCATGATATTATAGACTATCTTAGAGGAGTGCACCCTAAATTTTCTAAATATATAAAACAAGTAATATCTGGAGAATCTAGTGAGCCTTTTTGTCTATTAGATAGTAATCTAAAACCAATTACTGCTGACATGGTAGATATTAAACGCTTTAAAGAGGGTGATACTATACATTTAGTACCTGCTATAGCTGGAGGAGGTGGAAAAAGTATAAAAAAAGCAATTTATGTAGTTTTTGCTGCAGTTGCTATATATCAGACTATTGGGTACCTTGCTGCCGCGTCAGCAGGCGCTCCTATGGCTGCTCCAGGTGTTGAAGCAGCGCTTGCGCCAGAGGCAATCGCTGCGCAACAAACTGCTAGTGCAGCAGTAACACTAACACCACTTCAAATGGCTGGTCTTCAAATAGGGCTATCAGCTGTTTCTATGTTAATGACTAAATCTCCTGCAGCAAGATCAAGTAAACAAACAGAATCTACTTCACGAGATAATGACATGTTTGGATCCTTAAGAAACAGTTCTACAAGTGGGACACCTGTTCCTTTAATATACGGTAGACATAGAGTAGCTGGTCAGTTTCTAAGTGGTTATATAACTACTATCGGTCATGGTGGTGGAGATTCTGTTAATGTAGGGAGTCAGTTTGATGGCATATAAAAATTTTCTTGAATATGACAATACACAAGTTCCACAAATTAAAGGTGCTAAAGGCGGCAAAGGTAGCCCCGGAGCACCTTATGAGCCTACAGAAGATCCCCAAAGTTTATTTTCTACTGATATCCTATTTGCAGTAGTAGGTTTAGGAGAAGGACCAGTATACAGAATTAATCCTAACGGTCCTCAAGATATTGAACTTTCTGATAGTAGTATTGATGACTTACTAAATTTAGACGGAAATGGCCTAGAAAATACTAGTAAGTTTAAAACTTTATCTACTACAGGAACTACTACACAAGGAAGATTAGATGTATTTGGTGAGACAACTGTTACTCCTCAAAATTTTGCTTCTCCTGTAAGTTTAAAAAGTGGTAGCTCAGGTATACCACAATCAGGAGTTGTTTTACAAGATACCTCTGCTAAGGACTGGGATGCCTTAGAATTTAGTTTTGTGGTTTCTTCATTACGTATTGTAACGGATAAAGGAGATATACTTAGGCACACTATATCTATAAAGATAGATGTATTTGATAGGTTAGGTACTACTTTAATAGCTACAGCTTCTCGTTCAATAGGTGGTAAAACTGATACTAAATTTAAATTTAGTGTAAAAATTCAAATACCTGAAGAACATAAAAGTAATAATGGCTATAAATTCTCTGTAGCAAAAACTTCACCAGATACTACTAGCTCTGCTACTACAGATACTGTAGCTTTAATTAGCTGGAATGAGATAGAAAATTCTCCACAAGCGTATCCTAGAACAGCTCATATAGGATATGCAATAAAAGCTACTAATGAACATAATGGTGTACCCACTTTTACGTCACTAGTAAAAGGTTTATTACACAGAGTTCCTAGTAACTATAATCAACCTACTCTTGCTAATGGAGAGATTGATTGGAGACATGTAGAAGTTCCTGCTACAGGTGCTAGTAGTCCTGCCACTGCTGGTTATTTTTTACAGTCAACTGGTACTGAAGTACAAACAAGTTCTTCTATAAATATTTATAAAGGTAGTTGGGACGGAAGTTTTGTATATTCTTGGTCTCAAAATCCTGTATGGATTATATATGATATATTAACAAATAAAACGTATGGTTTATCAATACCAGAAGAAAATATTGATAAATATAGATTTTATCAAATAGCTCAGTATTGCGATGCCTGCGATGCTACAACTGGTAATTTTATAGGAGTAGATGGCTTATCGGACGGAACTTTTAAATATAAGCCTAGAAATACTTTTACATCAATTAGAGAAAAACTATTAGGATTAGCTCAAGGCACAGAAGTCAAAGAACGAAGATTTATTTTAGATGTTCTTATTTCAGACCAATCACAGTCATTTGATACTATCAATACTTTAGCAGCAAGTTTTAGATCTTCAATTATGGTATCGCATGGTAAAATTACTTTAGCTTCTGATTTACCTGATGAAACTCCTGTTATGGTATTTAATGAAGCTACTATGAAACATGGTAGCTTTAGTATAAGTGGTAACAAAGAAAGTGAAATAGTAACTGGTGTAGATGTAAGTTATATTGATACTACTAATCACTATAAAAGAGAGACAGTGCGTATAGATCAAGATGGTAGCAATGATGGTATAGTAAAAACACAAATAGAAAATATAGCATCCTTAGATCTAGCAGGTGTTACTAGAAGAAGTCAAGCAATAAGATTTGCTCAATATCATATAGCTTCTTCTAAATATATAAGAAGAGTATGTAATTTTACTACAAGCACGGATGCTTTACAACTTATTCCTGGAGATGTTATTGCAGTATCTCAACAAGCAAATGGAGTAGCTTATGGCTTTGGTGGTAAAATTCACGCAGACTCTCCTATTCAAGCAAATAATACTAATGTATTTGTTGAGCACTTTACTGTACCTTCTTTATCTTCTACAGACTTTACAGCTAATACAGGAGCACTTGTTTTACGTGTAATAAAATTAAAAAATGAAAGAATTGATTTATATATAGCATCTAAAACTACATTTGCCTTAAGCAAAACTGATAATGTTAATACGGGATTTGACTTAGCTACTATAAATCCTATTAAAAGATATAATGATATAACTAAAAATTGGGATACCTATACAGCATTTACAGCTAATACTAGACCTGAAAAAGGGGATTTATGGACTTTTGGAGAAATAGAAACAGATACTAATCCTTATACAGCTAAAAGTGATAAATTATTTAAAGTTATTGAACTAAGTAGAGAACCTTCTGACGAAACTGTTCAGATAGTAGCTGCAGAATATATATCTAATATTTATGTAGATTCAGATACTTTTATTGACTATAAGCCTACTGCCTATACTGATCTACAATCAGGACTAACTGTACCTCCTGTTCCTAATTTTACCTTTGAAAAAAATGTTAGAGCAAGATTAGATGGTTCTCTTGTAACAGATGGTTTACTTTTAACTTCAACAGAAAAAGAAGGATTTGGTATAACATATATTACTCAGTATGAGATAGCTAAGCCATCAGGTGTTAGTTTAGTAGCTAATGCAAATTTATCAGGACTTAGCGGTCAAACAATTCATATAGATGACAGTAGTATACTAGAAGGATCTACTACTTTACCTTCTGTAACTTTAGCAGGTAAAAATGGTTTTAGTAGCCCCATAGGAGAAGTAAAGTTATTATGCACTGCTATTGAAAATACGGATACTGTTGGAGGTACTAAAGACGGTAATATACAACTAACTTTAGAAGGTTTTAGAGACGTATTTGATGAAAATTTTAATGTCAGGCTTCTAGATGCTAATGATTCTAGTATTTTTGGTACTCTAAAAGGTTCCGATCATATTACTATACCTATTAATGAAAAGTCACAACAACAAGGACTATTAAATTTTGTAGGATTTGCAGGAATTGTGACTGACCTTAGTCAACCTATAGTAAGTTCTACTCCTACTTCCGATACTATAAAAATAGAAAATATAAGAACAGAGGATGTAACTTTAATTAATAAAATACCTGCTGCTCCTTTTTACGTTACTTTAAACCAGCTTTTAGATTCTAGATTTTATAATAATAATAGTTTTTATGTTTCTGGTCAGAACAGCACTTATGTAAAAACAGGAGAAGTAACAGGTAATGAAACTATTACTATTGATTTACCTGTAAGACCCAGAAATAAAACTTTTGTTAGATTTTATGTAGATGGTTCTGAAAAAACTTCTGGACAGTATGATTTAAATCATACTAATACTGCTATGAATGCAAATATAGTATATTCTAGTAGTGCTGCAGAATCTGCTTTCAGAACTGAAGTAGACTACTATACTGTGCCAGTGTTTGAAATAGGAGATAATGTACAGACTTCTCATGCTAATGTATTTAGTATTGTTGATAGTAGTTTTGATCCTCTTTCTCTTAAATATAATGCTTCATTAACTGCTAATTATATATATAGAGTATATACTCATACCGAGCCTAAAATTAATTTAGCAGGATTTACTTTTACAAATATAAGTATAGATCCTGTTGGTGCTTTAGGTAATATTTCTGGTGGATCAGGGACTTTCGACTATGACAATACTAGATTTCCTGGTAAATTTGAATTAGCTAATAATAGAGTGTATAATTTAGAAATTGGTTCTGACTTTGAGTCTTTATTTCTTACTAAAGATAGTATAGTTCCAGACTTAGGAGTAGGTACTACAACTGTAAGAGCTAGAAATAAAACTAGAGTAGGAAGAACTAGTGCGTATAATACTCAGTCTATAAATGTTGAATTTATTCCTATAAGAAAAGTAGAAAATATTACTATAGTAGAATCTTTGTATCGTGAACAAACTGGTGGTGTAGCTGTGCGTGTTACAATACAATTTGATCACATTCTACAACAAAATGTGACAGATTATGAAATATCATATAAACTAGATTCAGTAGATGATGTAGGTTCAGATGATGGTGGTACTGATTTAACTTCATTTAATACTGTAAAAGTTCCTGCTATTGGCGTAGATTCTGATGGTAAGATTAGATTTACTGTTAATGGTGTAAATAGGGGTCAAACTAGTGATACTAGAAATATCATATTTAGAATTGTGCCTTTAAATAAAGAAATACGAGGTATAACTGCTATTGCAAGAAAGTCAATTTCTGGTAAAACTCCTGCTAATATATTTAATTTTACAGGAGGACAACAAACTGATCAAATTACTTTATTATGGTCTTATCCACGTACAATAGATGGCGAACTTTCAGACATTGATTTAAAAGAAGTAGTGATAAAACGTATCTCAGGTGTTCAATCAGCATCCATTGAAAATTTTGTTGTAGCTGATGATCTAGTTACAGTTTCAGCAGGTACTGCTA